CACCCATTGAAGTTAAAAGTTCTCTAAATTCATCTAAAATTGCATCAAAGTTTTTCTTTTGCCAATCAATTTTTTCTCCAATTGTTTTAAGTTCAGTTGGATTAGGATTTAAATAAGGTAATTTACTATTTAAATCTACTTGAAGTTTTAATTGAAATTTTAACATTTCTTTAAATGGATCAATTCCTTCTTTTAATAATCCATCATACTGAAGACTAAAAGCATTATAATCTTCTTCATTTACCAATTTTGCACATGCATTAAATTCTTGTGACATTTTCTATTTCTCCTTTTTTGTTACCATATTCTATATATGGATAAATCACTTTATAACTTTCTTCGAAACCACATTTATTACATTTATGAGGATACATAATTGGAGTTGATATTATTTTCAAAACAGTATGTCTCATAAAACCATTATTACATTTATTACACTTTAAATCTATTAACATTTTTTCTAACCTTAACCCAAAACTTTATTTTATTTTTTAAATTCACAAACCAAATAAAAATTATCATTAAAGAAATTGGAATACATAAAAATAACCAAAATATTAAAAAAGCTAAAATCATAGAAAAAGTTTTATTTGTTTTATAATCTTCTTCTATTTCAGTAAATATTTTTGATATATAATCAATATTAACTAAAGCACTAAATATATAAAACGAAAAATAAATAAAAATAATTAATTTCATTTTATATTCCTAAGAATTTCTTCATTTGTAATCTATTGAAACCCTCACCAAAATTTTGATTTAAAGATTTCATTATAACACCTAAAGATTTTTTATCTTTTTGTAAATCTTCCTTTTCTTTTCCTAGCTCAATTAATTGGAAGTTTATTGAATTTACAACTGTTTCAATTTTATTTGGAAAATAAGAATTTATTAAATCATTTTCAATAACAAGTTTAATTGTTTCATCAACTCTATCTTTATTATCTTTTATTAATTCAATAGTTTCAGAATTAGATTGATAAATACTATTTAAAACTTTAAATACTTCATTATCACTTGGATTTTTATTTAATTTACTTGATTCAGATTCTATTAATTTAAGAATGTTTTCTTTTATTGAATTTTTCTCAAATCTAAATTTATTTCTATCTTCTTTTATTTTATCTATTAACATTTTATTCCTTCTTGTTCTAATGGAATTCCAAGAATATCTTTAATTTCTTGTTTTAAATATAAAACCTTATTTTCATAAATACAATCAGGTTCTACTTCAGCCAAATGCATTAAAGAAAACTCGTTGTGAACAATTCCATTTTCATCTTTTTGTCCCACTTTTAAAATCGGTAGTTTAATTAAAGCCACTTTAATTATTCTCCTTTTTCTATTTTAATTATTTCTCTTTCAATATACCAAATTGCTTTTTTTAAATCTTGTGTAATACTATCTTTTTTACCTGCTCTAAGAATATACTTAATTGCGTTCCCAAGTTTAAAATTTAAATTAAAAGCTTCAATTACTTCAATTACTTCTAATCCATTTTTTGTTTTATAATGATTTGGATTTATTGGGTCATTTTGTTTTACAATATCATTAGGATTAGTTACACTTCTTAAATCACATAATTCAATTTCAATTATATTTTTTTCCATTTTCTTTTCAAGAAGTTCTTTAATTGATTTTGATTTTTCCTGTTCCATCTGTTTCTCCTTAAATTAAAAGTAAGTTTATAATTGAACTAAACATTAATCCAATTAATAAACCACCACTTATTATTAACATATATTTCATTATTTTATTTCTCCATTATTCCTAAATATTCTTTTCTTAAATCAGCTTTATCTTTATCAAAAAACAATTCAATTACCTCAAAATCTTTTTTATCTTTATACTCTAAAGGAACTAAGTTTTTAATATCTTTTAAATATACTCTAAAATCTTCTGTTGTTGAAGAAGCCAATCCTTTAAGCCATTTAGATTTAAAATTTTTATTTTTATTTTTTTCTTCCCAAATTTCAAATTCTTTTATACTATTAAAATAAAAATTTTCTTTCCCTACAATGGCTTTAACAATAGGTGTGTAAAATCTATAAATAAAATTCATCTTAAATAATTCAGGCCAAAATCTATAAAAAAAATTACAAAGTAATCCTGTTATATGTCCTGCTCCATCTGGGTCTGCGTCCGTTAAAATATAAACTCTTCCATATCTTAAATCTTTAATTGATTTAACTGGTTCACCTATTTTTAATCCAATAGCGGTCATCATTTCTCTAATTTCTTGATTATCAACAATTTTTTTGTTTTCAATTTCTGAGACATTTGGAATCTTTCCTTTAAGAGCATAAGAACCAATATATTTTGGATCTCTAGAAGAAGTAATTGCCAATGAAGCTGAAAGTCCCTCCACAATACATAAAGCACATTTATCTCTTTCAGTAGCTGAAGAAGCATCAGAAAGTTTTACGATTCTCTTAGGATTATCTTTGCCAATTTCTTTATTAAGTTTTCTTAATTCAGCTAATTCTTTTTGTTTTTCTTTAGTATCAATCCAATCTAAAATTGATTGAATAATTTCAGATTTAATAATTGAATTAATAAATTTATCAGAAATTTTAATATCTGTTTTAAATTCAGTTTCTTTTGTAACTAATTTTTCTTTGGTTTGTGAATTAAACTTAGGATTTACAATAGTTGAATTAATAAATAATCTTAAATGATTTTTTATTTCACCTGGTTTAATATCATATTTCTTTTTCTTCCAAATCCATTCTTTAATATTATTTACAATTTGATTTGAAACATAATCTACATGAGTTCCACCAACTATTGTTTGAGAACCATTAACAAAACTAAAATGTTCAAATTCTCCATTTTCAGATGGAGCTATTCCTATTTCCCAATTATCATTAGATTCAAAAAGAAAATTATCTGTATAAAATTTAATATAATCTTTAAATGATTTAATTTTTATTAATTTTCCATCTAAATAAATTTTAATATTAGATTTAACTCCAGCCGTATCATAAACCATTTTAATAATTGAATCAACATAATCTTTTGAAAAATCAAAAATTTCTGAATCTAAAGTATAAGTTATTGAAGTTCCTTTCTTTTTTGATGGAGTTATTTCAGCTTTTGATTTCTTAAGCATTCCATCAGTCCAAGTCATTTTGAAATGTTTTTTACCATCGTCTGTTTCAACAACAAATTTACTAGAGAAAACATTAGTTAATTTGACTCCTTCTCCATTTTGACCAATTCCAGTTCTTTCATCTGAATCATCAAAATTACTTCCAGCCATTAAATGGCCAAAAATCATTTCAGGAACATATTCATTATAAGTTTTATGTATTACTACTGGAATTCCACCATTGTCTTCTATACAAATAGTTTTCTTTTTTTCATCTATCCAAACTTTAATTGTATCAAGATTAGAACCTTTTCTTTCAGCTTCATCTATTGGATTAACAAAAGGTTCATTAAATAATTTTTGAAAACCTGGACTAAAATTTATTGTTCTTTTCTCAAATTTAGTTTTATCTTCATTTAATAAATACATTTCTGTTTTAGAAGGATGTATATCATTTATATAACGTGCGGGTCTTTTTCTAATATGATCTCTATGAGATAATTTTTGAAATGTTTCTTCAATTGTTTTTTCTTTTTTCATAATGATTAAATTTATTATATCCCTTATTTTATTTTTCTTAAATATTAAAATTTATTTTATTATTCCATTGCTAAAATTATAAAAATCTACATTATTTCTACTAACTCGAATTTCTTGTAATCCCTTCAAATGTATATGGTTGTTTTGCAATTCTTATAATAAAATCAACTTGATGTTTTTCACTTACAAATCGTTTACCAAATAATTTTTCTAAATCTATTGATTTAATTTTTGGCTTTATATCAACACACCTATTTAAATTATATCACATCAATTTAAACTAATAAATAATTAAAAAAATTTTAATTTGTAACTTTTTTCGAAAATCTTAAACTTTTTTTATCCATTTCACTTTCTACCTAATATAATTCTTTTGTGAAGCAAAAGAGAATTTATATGTTTTGGAGGAGAGATGAACGTTAGTGAATCTCTCCGAACAAATCTTAACATATAAATACAATATCTTAAATCTATTAAGATAATCTTAGAAAGAATTAAAAATAAACATAAGAAATTAAAAAGAGAAATAAAAATAAATAAAAGAGAAATATTCTTATCCTTTTGGAATAAAATATAATATAATATAATAAGAGAGAATAAATGAAAGAAGAATTAATTCAACAAGCTTATAATAATTTACAAGAAAGAATTCTAAAGAGATCTTTGGAAAATGAAATAATTGGAGACCCAGAGAAAAGAGATTTAGAAAACAAATATCTTCCAGGATATTATTATGACTATGAAAATCTTATAAAGGATAATAAAGCTTCTAACATTCTCAAAGGTTTAGATGAATCTCAAGATTTATCAAATAGAGATAAAAGATATGATAGATTAATGAAAGCTTCTGACCATCCTGAAATTGATGGAGCTTTAAAAATTCATGCAGATGAAGCAACCACGAAAAATATTAAAGGTGAAATATATAATGTATATCACGATAATATTGAAATAAAAAAAAGAGTATTAAATTTATTTGATAGAATAGGATTACAAGATATTGCTTGGCAATTAATTTATAACTTTTGTTTATTA